AAGCCGGTGTAATAGCCGGCTTTTTTATTATCTAAAAATTAATTATGAATTCTATAAAGAAACTAGAAACTAGAAGAAAAAATCTATATGATGAACTCTATGATTTACATTATGCTGAGCCTAATCAACAAATGTATATGCAAAAAAGACATGAGATTGAGTATGAGATTGCATGTATTGATGATGCAATAGAGTTTGAAGAGAAAATGACACCCTTAAGATGGATGTTATATGGGTTTATTATTGTTGCCACTGTTATGTTAATAGTGGCTTTTATTGTAAAAAAGTAATGATTATGAAGAATATGATTATGGTAGCTGGCTTATTGAGCTTTATTGTAGGAGATAGTTTCTCCCAAAAAACAAATGAATTTACTCGGTCAGAGAAAAGGTTCATTAAGAATGTTGTAAAAATTCAAGGTGAGAAACCTTTGGTTATTACAAAAAGAAATGATGATTATATAGTTGTTGAGTTTGATACAACTATGGTAGTACTGAAACCAGATGGATATGTAGGAGAAATGTGGATCCGAACAGATGGTGATTGGTTAAGTTTAGGAACAGAACAAGATGCTTATTAATTTTTTAAAACAAGTAAAAATGGCAATTAATCTAAAAAAGAAACCAGGAAGACCTAAGAAGAATCCTGTTGTACCTCAAGTTGATTACAAAGAAGTAGTTGGCATAAAAGATCAAATTATTTCTGACTTAGAAATAAGATTAGATGATGCTTATAAAGAGCAAGAACAAATGTTAATTGATCTTTCTAATAATTTAGAAAGAGTTAAGTATCATTGTAGAGAAACTGCAATTCATGCAGGAGAAATTACTCTTGAAGATGTTTATTACAGTGTAGAGTTACTCCAAAGAATAATGAATAATAAATTTGGATATAAATCAACTGATAAATGAAAAAGTCTGAAGTACTAAAACAAGCTGCAGCTGCAGAAGAGAATGATCTTAAAGCTCTCGGTCTAATGACCGGGAGTTTGAGAGAAGGTAGACTAGAAAGGTTTACTGAAACTTACTTGCCTCAATTACTGAAGATGGGATTTGACATAGCTCAAGATGATGAGATGTTTAGATATACCATTGATACAGAAATGGGAGGTAAGCAATTTGGTATTGTAGATTACTATCCAAAGGCCAATAACCTATGTATTAGGAAAACTAATCAATGGGTTAAACCAGGTCTTAAGTGGATTGTAGAAAATTTATTGTAACTTGGTGCGTTCACTTTTAACCGCAACTGACAGATAAAAGGTGAGATAGTCTGTCAATCCCAGTCCCATAGCTCAGCTGGATAGAGCAACTGCCTTCTAAGCAGTAGGCCACAGGTTCGAATCCTGTTGGGACTACTATTGTTTAATTTAATTTTTGGAAATGGATAGAAAATTAATTACATCTGTATTAGGATTTGATCTAGACATCAATATAAAAGATGAAAATGATAATCCTATAAAAACTGGAGTGAGGTCAACTTATTATCCTCCGCAACCTCCTAAAAATATAACTTATAGGTTATTTGACAAAAGCTTTTTTACATCATTTAATGAAGAATTGCTTGCTAAAGTAAGACAACACAGAAGACTAATTGATTAAGTATGAACATAAGTATAAACTATGATGATACTGATGTGGCTAAAGCCCTTGGTAAAATCATCAAAGATGCTAACTCTGAAGAGTTTATTAAACTATTAACTCCAATGATCTGTACAAGTCATCAAGCAACTCAGCATTTTTTCAAACTTATGTTAGGTAATAAATTACCCGAACTCATATCTAATGGTACACTTTGCAAGATAACTGTAAGTAATCTAGGATATGGAAGCAATAAAGAAGGTATAAGATCTTTATTTGCTGATTCAGAGGATAAAGTAATTGTTACTGTAAAAGAGTTCAGAGGATTTCATGAATATAGCCAGTATCATATTGAGTACACAGATGTCTTAGACAATGGTAGTACAAAAAAGGATACTACATATGTTCAAGCAAAAGACCTAGAAGTTATTGAGGATCTTTAAGAAGTGTATTCTGTGAATATGCTTTTCCTGACCAAATAATTAAGGGGAGTTAGAGATAGCTCCCCTTCATTATGTAGCTATATAGTGCAATATTAAAAATGTAAAATAAGACAAGTAAAGTTTAATCTAATATATTTACTAAACTTTATGTGTTTAAAATGCTATATCAACTGCCAAATGGCAAGGTAATTTATTTAACTATAGAACAGTTTTTAGAATTGACTGATGAAGATATACAGTACCTTATGTCTATAGATGGCGGTGAGCATGCATTAAATCCCTTTACTGATTCAGCTGTTGTCCAAAACAGCAAAGAGGTCTATTATGATTTTGATTATCTAGCAGATGATGAAAATGAAAATGATATAATTTCAGATGATGAACCATTTGATGATATCATTGATCTTAATGATTCCTTGGATACCTAAGACAGAAGTCTTAACACTTATCTCAGAGTGAGTAACTGATGATATAGTATCTACTCAAAACAATCTAATTATTTATTTATTAATCTTTTAAATTTTAAAGTCATGGACTCTAAAGTAATTGTATTGGCTGATGAAGCCACCGGAGCTGTTATTAATGTATCTGAAAACAATCCTGAGTATGGATATGTAAAGTTACAACAAGTAAGAAATGTCATTGATGACAATGGATTCTTAAGAAGAAAACCTGTAAATGCATTATTGCCAGGTACTGTTGAAGATTTGAAAATGTTGAATCTTTTTTCAGGTCAAGGTTTAACTGGTAAAATTGTGATTGAAGAGTCACTTGAGCCATTTAATTCTAAGACACCAGAGCGTGATCTTAAGATTGCTGGTAGCACAGGTATTGTGTGTACTTGGAATGGTCTTCCTATCTATAGAAGAACAAAGTTTACTTTTGATTCTGCAGTAGAAGATACTTACCAAAAACATGACAATGTTGATGAATTGCGCGCTGCTTATGCAGTTAGTGCTGGTAAATCACAAGCTATTAAGCCAAATCAGGATTTCTCTATTGAGGGATAATCTAAATTTTTAAAAATATGAGAAGGGGTGGAAACACCCTTTCTCTTTTTGTTTCTGATTAAAAAAAATGTATATGAAAAAGATGGAAAAGCTAAAACAAAATGTAACTGATTATCAACTACAAGGGGGTAAAACCTATATTAAGTATGAATCAGATGGATATTCACAGTATCAAAACTATTTGTATAAGAGAGCATTATATGGTCTAGATGCTCTTAAACAAGAAGAACTTGCTAGTATGTGCAGCAAGAAAAAACAAAGGATTATTAATGTTTATAAGAGAGCACAAACTGTATTGAATATTGCCAAACAACAGGCAACTATTCATTATACTAATCTTTTATTTAAAACATTGTTTCCAAAAAGCCCTTTAACTGACTCACTTATTGAGTGCAGTGAAATTGATGAGAAATTTAAAAACACTTTAACTTTTAAAGATTTAAATATCTCAAAACAACAAATAGTTTCTATCTTTATATCTGAGGGAATACTTCCTAAAAACTTTTTAAGTTTACAGGAATCTCCAAATCAGTTACCAAGATTGAAACATGAAAATAAAGCTTAAAGAATGTTATGGATGTGGTAAACCATCCATAATTTGGAAGAACCATGAGGGGTTCCGGTATTGCAAATACTGCTGGAGTTGCCACGAAAGCAATAATACTGAAACACAGAAACCAACAACTTCTGGAATCCCTCGGGTTTCTCCTAAAAGAGCTAAGAAAGAACAAGAGTATCTTAAATTAAGAGCCCGGTATCTTACTGAGAATCCTTTGTGCAAAGTAAAAGTTAAAGATTGCATGCATAATGCAACTGATGTACATCATACTAGAGCTGGTGCTGATAGAGATGTATATTATCTTATTCAGAGTACATGGATTCCTATCTGTAGGAAGTGTCATAATTGGGTGCATGAGCATCCCGAAGAGGCAAGAACAATGGGCTGGTTAAAATAACAAATATGATTATAGCAGTAGATTTTGATGGAACATGTGTAAAACATTCTTACCCGTATGTTGGTGAAGATATTGGTGCAGTGCCTGTACTAAAAGAATTAGTAGATAATGGTCATGATTTAATATTATGGACTATGAGAAGTGGGCAAACATTAGAAGATGCAATTAATTGGTTTAAAAATAATGATATTGCATTATATGCCGCACAAAGAAATCCTACACAAGATCAATGGACAGAGTCTCCTAAAGCATATGCTCAAAAAGTAAGAGAATGGTTAGTTCAAAAAAGTATTCTATGACAAAAGATGAAATCCAAGCAGAAGCATTAAAAGCTACTGAAGGAAAGCATAGATGTAGTGTAGTTCTTGGTACTGGTGTAGGTAAAACTCTAATGGGTCTTACACACATAGAACTAAATACTACACCTCTTATGAGAGTACTAGTTGTAGCACCAAAGAGAGCGATCTTTCAGTCTTGGACTGATGATGCTATTAAATTTAGTAAAGATGCTTTACTAGAGAGAATTGTGTTTACAACCTATCTTAGCTTAAATAAACACAATCCTAATGATTATGATGTTATCTACTTGGATGAGATGCATAGCTTGCTTGATTCTCACAAATCATTCTTAGATGTTTATGGTGGTAAAATCCTTGGTTTAACCGGGACCCCTCCTAAATATAGAAATTCAGAGAAAGGTAAACTTGTGTCTGAGTTTTGTCCAGTAGTATTTACATTTAAAGCAGATGATGCTGTAGAAAATGGTATTCTAAATGACTATCAGATTATTGTACATCAGCTAGAACTAAACAGAGATAAAGGTTATGTTGCTGAAATGAAAGGTAAATCTTTTGTAACTTCAGAATATGACAATTATGTCTATTGGTCTAGAAGATTAGATTTAGGATCTGGAAGTGTACATATGCTTAGAGTAATGAGAATGAAAGCAATTATGGAGTATCCATCTAAAGAGAAGTATACAGCATTGCTAATGAAGAACATTACTACTAAATGTATTGTATTTGCTAATACTCAAAAACAAGCAGATAAGCTCTGCTCCCATAGCTATCATAGTAATAATCCGGATTCTGAAAAGAATCTAGATATGTTTAAGAATGGAGAAATAACACAACTATCAACTGTACTGCAGTTGAGTGAGGGTGTGAATATTCCAAATCTTAGACAAGGTATTATCATGCATGCTTATGGTAATGAACGTAAAGCTAGTCAGAGAATAGGTAGATTACTTAGGTTAAACCCTACTGAAAAAGCTATTGTTCACATACTATGTTATGTAGGAACTGTAGATGAAAAGTGGGTAAAAGAAGCTCTAGAAAATTTTGATCAGAGTAAAATTGTATGGAAAGACTATGGGGTTAACTTAGATTAATCCCATAATTTTTATTATATTAGTAGTATGGAGGATGTAAAAACACATAAACTTACTATCTATAATGATGATGAAAATTCTTATGAATACATCATTGCTTGCTTGATTAGGTTTTGTAAACATGATCCTATACAAGCGGAGCAATGTGCTGTTATAGCACATAACACAGGTAAATGTGCTGTTAAGATTGGTGTCTTCAATGATATATTTGAAATACACGAAGATCTTAAAAGCATGGACATAACCACTCAAATTGAATCTTATGAAAGTTCTATGTATTGATGATACTAATAGACCTTCTAAAATATCTGAAGAACATTGGATTAAACAAGGAAAAGTATATACTGTAACAGAAGTTAAAAAAATGGGCCTACAACAAAATATGATGGGTTTTAAATTAGCTGAGATTACACTACCTGAAAAATGTTTTCCTTATGAATACTTTAGTTCTCTTAGATTTGGTATGTTAGTGGAATTAGAAGCTGAAAATGAAGAATTATCAACTGAAGCAGCTGATTTAGAAGTATTTTAAATCTTAAAAATTTATAGTATGAAAAATTTAAACTTTCTTTGGATAGTTATATATGTCTATTTAATAGTAGCTCATGTTTTTACGCTTTGGTTTTGGTATGATTGGTCTCAACACTATAATTTTCTTAGTACTATGCTTATTGGACCATTTGTAGCTGAATTCAAAGGGTTATTTTTTCCTTTTTTTATTTAAGTTATGGAAGACTACGGCAAAGAAGATATTCTAAATGCATTATTGTCTCTAGATATGAAGAAAAGAACAAGAGTTCTTGTGGATCAAAGAAGTTATTTGATTGGTATTCTGGCCTACAGATTTATGATGACAGAATGGATGAAAAGTTTTATAATAAATTAAAAGCAGCTGGTGCTATTCTTGGTCATAAAGATGTAAGAATTACTATCAAGTTGTTTTTAGAAAAAAGTTTAAAATTATGGGACGAATGAAAGAAGTCTATGATCAGATTATGTATCAAAATGATGGTATACCAGAAGGTATGACTGTTGGAGACATGAGAAGAATGGCTGAGTTAGAAATTTATGAATGGAGTTTGTATGAAAGAGAAAAAGAACGAGCAAGAGTACAAGAGAATCAATCAGACACTCTTAGAGAAATTGCAAAAAGTGAGGAGGCAGCTAAAATATTTAAAAAATGCCTCGGAGAAACCCAAAAAGAAAGGAATCAATAATGAAGAAGGAGACTAAGAATAAATTAGTAAATATATATTGGATAATGGTATACTCTTTAGCTATAATTGGGTTATTAAGAGTATTAAAATATCTGGTATATGGTACATTTTATTAAATACTTAGTGGTATGGATAAGTCAAAACTTATCTATACCTTTCTGGATGGTAGGTCATGTGCATCTCTCTATAAATGTCTATGATGATCTACATGAAATTCTTGCATCATTTGGAATGAATGTTATTGTGGCTATAGGATTTTGGATAAGCTACAAAGAGGACAAACAAAGAAATAATAAACTTTAAGATTATGAAATTATATATTGTTTTAAGCATTATTGCTAATGCTTTATTTTCAGACTATGAGGCTACCGGTAAGGCAACTTATTATGGAGAACATTGGACCGGTAGGTTAACTGCTTCTGGTGAAAGATTTCATGCAGATAGCCTAACATGTGCTCATAAGACATTGCCATTTGGAACATTACTAGATGTAGTGGATCTAAGAAATGGTAACTGTATTACTGTTAAAGTGACTGATAGACTTCCTAAAACAAGTAAAGTTCTTATAGATCTTACTTATGGAGCTGCAGAAACACTTGGTTTTATTAGAGCTGGAGTTATTCCAGTTCAAATTGTTAGTGTAGGTAAAGCCTCAATAATTAAGTAAACATGATAGTAACTATCTTTAGGGGAACCTATATACTCTTGTTGAGTTATAATCCCGGTGATGTATTTAATTATTTTGATGTAAAAGAAATGCATGGGTTATCTCTTGCAGAATGTGAAGCTTATCACAATACTGCTGATAGTGCTTATATTGCTGGGTGGTCTAATTTTATACCAAAAGAATCTGGAAAATATGATGATGATGACCCAAGATTTATTTTTATTAATCTGACTAGATGTAATGAGGATGTTGAAGCTATGGGTTTAATCATGCATGAGATGATGCATCATTCTTTGTGGTTGCATAAGTATGATGTAGAAAATCTTGAAGAGTCTATAATTACCTGGGCTGAAGAAGAAGCCTATGAGGTGTATAATATTATTAGACCTTTCAAGAGTAAAATTGTAAGACAAGCTATAACAATTAAGTAATGGTTGTAGAGAAAGTAACTAGAAAGTCTATGACTATAAGACCTAGTGGGAGGAGTACTGATTTTATCAGTCCCTCCTTTGGTCATGGTTGTTTGTATAACTGTAGCTACTGCTACATGAAAAGACACAAGCCGGAAGGATTAAGTATAGCAACAAATCCTATGGATATTCTGACAGCAATTAATAACCATGTCTGGTTTGCTGATGTAGAAAAGCCTAATCAAACAGGAGAGTATATTACTTATGACATCTCATGTAATGAAGACTTTGCTTTACATGCTAAGTATCATGACTGGGAAAGAATATTTGAGTATTTTAGAGATCATCCACTTGCTATGGGTTCATTTGCTACTAAGCATGTGAATAAGGATCTTTTAAAATTTAATCCAGAAGGTAAAATTAGAGTAAGATTTAGTCTGATGCCAGAGAAGTGGAGAAAAGTTCTAGAGCCTAATACAAGTTCTATTGATGAAAGACTAAAAACAATACCGGCTTTTTTAGATGCTGGTTATGAAGTACATCTTAATTTTAGTCCTGTAATAGTGCATGATAACTGGATTAAAGAATATGAGTTTTTATTTCATATTATTAAACAGCATGCTCATTACAATCACTGGGATACTAGAGGTGTAAAAGCTGAGGTAATATTCTTGACTCATAATGAGCAGAAACATAAGTAATAAACTTCCGGGAGAAGAACTACTATGGGCACCTAAAATACAAGAAGGAAAAGTATCACAGTATGGTGGAAAGAATATTAGGTATGAGCATAATAGAAAAGCAGATTATATTAAACAGTTTGTAGAATTGCATGAGCACTATATTCCTTGGAATAAAATCAGATATATATTTTAAATCAGAATAAAATGGACTTTGCATTAGGAATGCTATCAGGCATGTTTATTATGTGGGCTATAGCAAAAAGACTTCAGATAGAATGGAGAAAAGAAATAGAAAAACTTAAAGACTTTGAAACATGGAAGGAATGGAAAAACAAACCGCAGTAGAGTGGTTGGTTAATATATTATTACATAAAGTACAATTAACTGAAATTGAAAAAATGTATGTTGAACAAGCCAAAGAAATGGAGAAAGAGCAGATGCTTAGATTTTATCATGAAGGTTCATTTGCACAAATGAGATATTTTGATGGTAAAGGATATGTTAAAGCAGAACAATACTACAACGAAACCTTTAAATCAGAATAGAATGAAAGCAAAAGGATGTGCTTGTTATGGTAGTAATTATTTGCATAAGTGTTTTTGTAAAGATTACCAACCAATAAAAACAAAAAAGAAAACAAGTTATAGAAAGAAAACTAAATCAGAATAGTATGTATGACACTGAGAGAAACAGAATTGATAGGTAAAAAACTAGTCAGACCATTAGGTTTTAGGAGAAATTCAAATAACCATCACCATTATTATAAATCATACAAGCATATCTATATTGAGATAAAGTTTTATGGAGGTTTAAATACATTAGACTGGAAAGTTGAAATTATTTATAAGCTTAATTATGGTACTGATGTTACATTTAGAGGAGATCAAATGGATATTGAGACTATTCTTCCTGATGCAGATAAGTTGATTGCAGTATTTAATTTTATTAGATTATAATTAAAATATTTAGAGACAAAATGGAATGTATTAAGTGTGGAGCTCCGGCTACCAAAAGATTTAGTCCTGACTTGGACATCAAGGGAATTGGTATGTGTAATGAACATGAAGAGGAAATAAAAATGGATCTTCTTGTTGCACAATTAGATTCTAAAGGTTGGGAAAAGTTTGAGAAAAAATATTTACCTCAAAGGAAAAAGTAAATGATAGTGTTAATAAAAAGTATGATTGAAATTATATGTATAATTATTATACATTTTGTTTACAAAGATATTGATTAACTATGAAGGGTAAAAATTTAAATAAAGACTTTAAGATCTTTATATCAGAAATTATTGATGAGCATTATCAATTAACCAAAGGTGTTGATAGTAATTTAAATTACT